CCTACCTCGACCGAACTTCCATCGCTCATCTTTGAGCTTGGCGTTCGTCCGAAGCGCAACGAGAAGCCAGTTGCAGAACACGCGCCAATCGCGTGGAGCGAGATCGCTCGCATCTCTGCCGGCGAAGTCACCCTTGAGCAGTTGAAGGAGGCAGCAAAGTGAAGACAATGATCTTGGACACACTCGCAGTCGTATCGTTCGTTGCAGCAATGGTGCTGCTCTTGGCGCTGGGGTCAATGCGATGAGGCTGAACCGAAAGACGCAGCCACTGGTCTACACGCGAGTGGCAATCCGCAGCACCATCCTGGACGAGCAGAAGAGGCGCGCACAGGGCTTGATGGACCTTGCCATCGGCATCTGGGGCTTTGCGTTTGTGGTGTTTCTGTTCGCGGTGCTTGGCTAATGCCAGTGTACGAGTACCGCTGCGGCGACTGCGGACACCGAGAGGAACACACGCACTCAATCCAGAACGTCTACAACCCGCGCTGCGAGAAGTGCGGCCGCTGGATGCGGATGGTCTACACACCAGCGGCAGTGGTTTACAAGGGCGAAGGGTTCGCCAAGAAAGACAGAAAGAAGGAGGGCAAGTGAGCAAGCAATACGAGTTCGTCAAGGCAGAGCAGCGCAGTCCTGAGTGGTTCGCACTTCGGGCTGACGGCATCACGGCGACCGACGTCTCTGTCATCGCTGGGCTGAATCCATACAAGACGCCGTACCAACTCTGGGCAGAGAAGTTGGGCAAATACATTCCAGACCCAGTGGGACCAGCCGCCGTTCGCGGCATCCTCCTGGAGAACGCGGTGGCAGAGTTCTATGAGATGGAGACTGGCCGCGAGTTGCGCCGCAGCAACGGCATCGTCCGACTCAAGGAACTGCCGTGGGTGATGGCATCACTCGACCGCACCATCGTCGGCGAGGAGGGCTTGGTGGAGATTAAAACCAGCACCTCACCGCGCTGGAGTCTGCACCCTGTGCCGCCAGAGGTGGTGGCGCAGGTGCAGTGGCAGATGTTTGTGACTGGCGCACCGTGGTGCGACATTGCGGTCCTGCTCGGTGGTCTCGTCTTCCGCATTGAGCGGGTTGAGGCTGACGTGAACTATCAGACGCAGCTCTACGCGAAGGCAGTGGAGTTCCGCAACGCACTTGCAACAGAGACGCCGCCAACCTTGCAGGGTGAGGACAGCGACGCGCTCGCGCAGGTCGTGCCGCAGACGAGCGAGGAATACGCGCAGGCTGACACCTCGCTTGACCGGCTTGCGGGTCTCTACGCTGAGAAGCAGTACGAGTCGCGGCTGCTGGACCAAGAACTTCAGAACCTTGCCATCGGACTCAAGGAGTCTATTGGCGAGAAGGTCGGCATCGTCGGTCAAGGGTGGTCAGCCACCTGGAAGCAGAACAAGGCAACGGTCAAGACGGACTGGGAGAAAGTTGCAGAGACTCTGCACGCAGTCGCGCCAGAGACCTACGCCGAAGCGGTCAAGCGCCTCACCCAAGAGAAAGCAGGCGCACGAGTGTTTAGGTTTAGAACAGAGGAGGGATCGTGAGCAAGGACATCGCAGCAGCACTACTGGCTCCATTCGAGGAGAAGGACTTGAAGCATCGCCCAGGGCGAGCAGGGATGACGTTCACCTACGCAGATGCGCGAGCAGTCGCGCAGCGGCTGGATGACGTTCTCGGGATTGAAGGTTGGCAGTTCGAGGTCAAGGTCGCAGACGGCGCTCGCAACGTCGTTCACGGATCGCTCGCCGTCGTGATCGGCGGGAAGACCACCATCCGTCAGGACTTCGGCTACCCAAACTCTGCTCAGGACGACGAGCCGCTGAAGTCAGCGGCCAGTGATGCGCTCCGCAGGTGCGCCGCGCAGCTAGGAGTCGGCAGGAGCCTCTATTCACCTGAGAAGGGTGTCCCAGTGCCACTTGGCAGGGTTGCGCCCCGCTCCGTGGCTCCTACACCCCTCTCCGTTGATTCTACGAGGGGGTCTGACCCTGCGACGGATGACGCAATCCTCGCAGCAAAGGCTGCGATGCTCTTTGCCGAGAACGTCGGCGGCGAGACGTGCAGCCACGGTGAACTCTGGACCTTGAAGCCAGGCGGCGTGAGCAAGGGAACTGGGAAGGCATACAACCCCTTCTGGGCCGCGTCGCACCGCACGCCTGACGGCGGTTGGTGCAAGGACAAGCCGAGCCGCGAGTTCGTGGCAAAGAACAGCGGTCAGGCACCGAAGCCGAAGATGGTCCCAGAGGACACGCAGAACCTAGAAGACCTGCCGTTCTAAGCGGCAAAGAAGGAGGAGGACACAATGGCTCTATGGATCAAGTGGTCAGCGCAGGCACACAAGGACGCGATCATCTCCAGCTTGAGCGACATCGAGTTTCGTGCGTTCGTCACGGTTCTTGAAGTGGCAAAGGAAATGCGCAAGGGTGGCGAGTTCCGCGACCGGCGACACCTTGCAACGGTGATCGGGCCGCGCCTCTCAAGGTGCGTTCCCCGACTCATCGCCGAAGGTCTTTTGGAGCAGTCTGGAGACGGTCTCGTCAAGGTCTCGAACTGGTCTCGATGGCAAGTGGACGCCACGTCGGCGATTCGGCAACAGAAGGCTCGTGCGGGAAAAGGGCTTGAGTCACGGTTTAGTCACGCTATAGAACTAGAGAAGAACCAGAACAGAACTAGAGAAGAGAAGACTCTTACTAACGGCGTGTTCAGCGTTGGCGAGATTATTGCGAGAGGAGGGAGACGATGAACGAGGAGCAACTGCTACAGCATCTCAAGAGAACGAGTGTGCCGAACCTTGAGCGGATGGAGTACGGCTTCAGCCACTGGGACTGCACAGCGTTCTACGAGACGCCGATGAGCAGAGTGGACTATCTCTTGGAGTTGAAGTGCAGAGAGACGCACTACCCTGAGCTGCTGATTGAGCAGGCGAAGTACGACTGGCTCATCGAGGAGGCTGGCAAGCGTTCAGCGCGTCCGGCGTACATCAACTGGACGCCGCAGGGCATCTTCGCGTGGGACCTCTACCGCGTGCGGGAACCGCACTGGGAGGTGAAGGAACTTCCAGCGACAACAGCATTCGAGCGCACTGACCTCGTGCCAAAGGTGGTCGGCTTCCTCTCGGTGGCAGATGCGATGGTGCTGCCGTGAGGTCGCTGGCGATCCTTGGGCCGCAGGGAAGCGGCAAGTCCACCATCGCGTCGCTCTTCGTGGAGCATCGTGGCTACCAGCGCCACGGCATCGCAGACGCCATCAAGCACATCGCGGCGATGGCGTACAGCGACCTCGGCAAGAGCGAGATCCTGACGGTGGATCGGCACTTCGGGAAGACCACCTTGAGCGGTCGTGAACTCTTGCAGGACCTCGGCGCTGCGCTTCGTGGCGTGGACTCGCACTTCTGGCTGAGGGTCTGGAGGCGAGACTACTTTGAGCTGCAGCGGATGGGATACGGCGTGGTGGTGGATGACGTGCGGCTGGACGCCGAAGTCCAGTATCTGCGAACGGTTGATCCGAGCATCTTCATCGTCCGGCTGACGGCTTCGGAAGAGGTCAGGCGGGAGAGGATGGGCGGCGTCCTGCTCGGCTCGGCTGACATCACCGAAAGGGGATGGACAGACAGCCGCTCAGACCTTACGCTCGATACCAGCAACCTGTCGCCTGAAGACGCCTACCGCGTCATCACCGACAAGATGGAGGAGGGTTGATGTTCAAGGAGTTGGAGATTCTTGCAGCGCAAGCAGGCTACCGATTCGCCGAGGCCGTGAAGGACGGCGACAAGTGGTGCGTTATCCTTGACGATGAAGACGGAGAAATCTCGTTCACCGGCGCAACCGTCCAGGAGGCGGTTGAGAAAGCAACAGAAAGCCTTGTGCGTCTGTTGAACCAGTTTGACCGATGAGCGCGTGGGACACGGTTGGCGCCATCATCGCGTTCTCGCAGCTGGTGATCGCCTTCCTCGTGGCGGCTAGTCTGCCGAAGGTGAGCAGGGCTGGAGCCGGCGCAGCCGCTACCATCTACCTGATCGTGGCGTTCGCCTCGGTGGTATGGATCGCAAGGAGCGCAATGTGGCAGCAGTAAAAACGCAGCGAGGTGGACCGAGCAAGGCGCCTGTCTTCGCCGCGACGACGTGCGGCGCGTGCAACGGC